GAACGCATGGGCGCGCTGGAACTGTTCGTTTAGCTTGTCCTCGTTCTTCTCCATATACGTCTTGAAATCATCGTCAACCCCAGACGCCTTCATCTTGACATCCTCATCCTTAACGAACTCGGTAAAATCGGCCATCACATCATCGATCTTTAGGTGATATTTATACGCCAGAAAACTGAGAAAGTCCATGGACTTCTCCATGCATTTAGAGAATTCCCATTGTACCAGGAACTGCTCGAAAATATAATTCTCCCGCTTCTTTAGGATCTTTTCGGGAGAAACGAACGACAAACACGCGAACTTCTGGCCTGCGATCGGCGGATCCTCATCGCACAGATCAATATATTTAGGATTAGTTTCCCCATTCTCAAGATTCTTTCTATCGAAGCCAGACATTTAGTATTATACTTAGTAAGCGTCGAGTTATTTAAGTGTTTTAAATTTTTATATATTTAACCAGGATTTTTTTTATTGTACTATAATATATAAAACAATGTCTGGCATCGATTTTAGCGAACTTCTCAAGCGTGCTATTAAGTACATCGTCGAGGGTATCATGGTTGCGATTGCTGCTTTCGCCATCCCCAAGAAGCAACTCAACGTCGAGGAGGTTGTCATCATCGCGCTCACCGCGGCTGCCACCTTCTCCGTTCTTGACGTGTTCGTTCCTTCCATGGCATCCTCTGCTCGTGGTGGTGCGGGATTCGGTATCGGCGCGAATCTCGTAGGGTTCCCTCGTGTTGGTATGTAAATTATTAATTTTTCATTCTATATGAAAAATTGATTTCATAAAATACTTCCTGTATAAACGACACCAAACCTCCAAGCAGAATGAGCGACCTAAAAATGTATTCCAAACAACTTTTCATCTATAACATGCCGGGTATAACACGAGATAATAACTTCCCTCTTATTCGGTTTGACAACGAGTTAGATATGTATGCATTTGTCACACGACTGAAATCAACATCTAGACGATCAGACCCGACTGTACCGTATTTTGTACTCAACAACCCACAATTGCTACCGAGTTATATACGAAACATACATATGTACCGGAAAAGGAATACATACATCAGACCGAATAGTAAAAATGACGATTCCGATTCCGATTCGGATTCCGATGATGAGTACGAGGAGTTTGACGGCATTTTCACGATCTATGAAAACCTGGATGAATTGAAGAGGTGTACCATAGATAATAACACACTCTGCTCTACCGGGTTCGCTGAGGTAATCAGCACGTTTGTGTGGTAAAAAAATAATCATACTGTCGGATAATACTCCCAGTCGAGGTCTTTACATACTTTGCACCATATCTGATCTTGCTCCAACTGTTTCTCACGATCCTTCATCAGTGGAATGTATGGTAAGTACTGTGTCTGTGCCAAGAGAACACATAATTGATACAGTGTATACGTATAGTTAAAAAAGTTGGTGCGATTCGCCGGACAATGGACGGCCCACGGTTTCTGTATCTCTATAAACAGGACACAAAGTGTCTCGTGTAGATACTCGTTCATGATCGGTGGTCGTATTCCAAAAATGGAGTTTATATACTGGATATGTTCGAAATATTTATTGTATCCTAGCTTTCGCAAGATTTCGCGCATTTTGTCGTAATTGATTTCCTCGGCGAGGTTATGGATACGCTCTTTTTTTATTCGGATACGAATATTCGCAATGACTTCCTCCGGTATTTGCGTGGTTTCTTTGGCTTGGAACTGCGATAGAATCTCTTTGAAGTGATTCAATCGTATATACGCTGTGTAGGATACTTCGTTGGGCGCTTCCTTGTTAGATGGTTTTGAACTATCTATCATGTAACTGACAAACTTACCACATTCTCGGTTGTTGCATATCATTACACCCTCTTCATCCTGTGGAATCATCTCGCCCTTGAAACAATAACCACAAATGTCCGCGGGAGCAACAAAATCCTGAGGGTTTATGATCTCGTTATTTACGTTTTTCCAATAGCTTACGATAGATTGTTTGGAAGTCGCCGTTTTATCCTGTATTTCATCTGCGGGTTGTTTCACTTTGAAGAAATTATTTAGCACGTTTACGTTTTTGCTGCCACCACTGGATATCTGTTTTTTCTCTTCGAAGTAGTTAAAAATGTGTTTTGAATTATCGAGTAGGTATTGTTTTTTTTGTAATTTCAGGTCTTTTATGGTAGTTTTGATTGTTTCAATTCTGTCCTTGAGTTCCATATATTGTTCCACTTGGTCCGAGTTTAGAGAACGCAATTGGGTTTTTAATGATTTCTTCTGTGAAAGTAGCTCCGGAATATGAATGGTTTCATTCATATGAAACTCCTCCAACATCTGACTGTGTTTCTTGTCTATTGTATGTTGCACGGGGTCGGCCTTTTTCATGATACTATTTAAATATAAGGAGACTTTTCTATATATATTGAATCGGATAAACATTTTCCAAATGGTTTAGGTAAAAACCTAGTTATTATAGTCACTTCAATATGTATAAATTTATGGAAAGATCAAAGATAGACATGATAGCCTTCCAGAAGATGAATTTTGTGATGAATGCCGTAGAAACTGGCTGGACGGTGAAAAAAAGCGAGGACAATTATATTTTTACAAAGAAACATGAAGGGAAGCGGGAGGTTTTCATGGCGGATTATCTAGAGAAGTTTATTGACAAAAATATGAAGCTGGATGATAAAACTTTAGGAAATAACAATTAAATAGTTGTTTTTCCAAATTATTATCTTTACGTATACTATAATAAAAACATGGGCGGAGCACTTATGCAACTTGTAGCTTACGGCGCGCAGGACGTTTTCCTCACTGGTACCCCCGAGATCACCTTTTGGAAGGTGTCTTACAGGCGCCACACCAACTTTGCGATGGAGTCCATCGAGCAGACCTTCTCCGGTCAGGCTGATTTCGGTCGCCGCGTGACGTGCACGATTTCCCGTAACGGAGATCTTGCGTACCGCACCTATCTTCAGGTGACTCTCCCTGAGATCAATCAGTCTATGAAGAACACCGGCACTACTGGTGTCTATGCCCGCTGGATGGATTTCATCGGCGAGCAGCTCATCGCTCAGGTGGAGGTTGAGATCGGCGGACAGCGCATCGATCGCCAGTACGGAGACTGGATGCACATCTGGAATCAGGTCACGCTCACCTCCGAGCAGCAGCGTGGGTACTTCAAGATGATTGGAAACACCACCCAGCTCACCTACATCACGGACCCCGCCTTCGCCGGCGTTCAGGGCCCCTGCGCTGCCTCTGGCGCGCCCACCCAGGTTTGCGCTCCCCGCAACGCCCTCCCGGAGACCACGCTCTACGTGCCCCTCCAGTTCTGGTTCTGCAGGAACCCGGGACTTGCCCTCCCCCTGATTGCTCTCCAGTACCACGAGGTCAAGATCAACCTTGATCTCCGCCCCATCGGCGAGTGCCTCTGGGCCGTCAGCAGCATTGGCGCTTCCTCCGGAACCGTCACTGTCACCACGGCGTACCAGCAGTCCCTTGTCGCGGCCTCCCTCTACGTTGACTACATCTTCCTCGACACTGATGAGCGCAGGAAGATGGCGCAGAACCCCCACGAGTACCTCTTCGAGCAGCTCCAGTTCACTGGAGATGAGTCCGTTGGGTCCTCCTCCAACAAGATCAAGCTCAACTTCAACCACCCCTGCAAGGAGCTTGTCTGGGTCGTTCAGCCGGATGCCAACGTTGACTACTGCTCTTCGCTGATTGCCGGAAACACCCTCTACAAGACCCTCGGCGCCCAGCCCTTCAACTACACTGACTCCATTGATGCCCTCCCGAACGCGATCCATGCCTTCGGCGGTCAGGATGCCGTTGGTGGTTCTACGGGCTCTTTCATTAACTCCGCTGGTCTGTTCGAGCAGGCTGGTGGTGTTGACCTTGTTGCGTCTGCCTCTGGCACGTGGACTGGCGCGTCCAACGGTATCGGCGGATTTGAGACCGGCGCCCTCGGAGTTGCCTCTGGCCTCTCTGATGCCGGCACCTTCGTCCTCGCCGAGTCTGCCCTTGACATGCACTGCTGGGGAGAGAACCCCGTCGTCACTGCCAAGCTCCAGCTCAACGGACAGGATCGCTTCTCTGAGCGTGAGGGATCTTACTTCGATGTCGTCCAGCCGTTCCAGCACCACACACGTGCGCCGGACACGGGCATCAACGTCTATTCCTTTGCTCTGAGGCCCGAAGAGCACCAACCGAGCGGGACGTGCAACTTCTCGCGCATTGACAACGCTGTGCTCCAGCTTGTGCTCTCGTCCCCCACGGTTTCGGGAACCAACACTGCCAAGGTCCGTGTCTACGCCGTAAACTATAATGTACTCCGCGTCATGAGCGGCATGGCTGGCGTCGCGTATTCAAATTGATGGAACACGTACTCCGGCTCATGTACGGCATGGGTTATTTTTACATTCAATAAAAAATATAATATTATATTTTTTATAAATTTATTGTTGTTTGCGTTTCAATCTGGCCTCTGCAATTTGCTTTGCGTGGTTCTTTTTGTATTCTTCATCTCTCCTCTTCGTATAACAGCCGGTTATTACAACGAATTAAAGAACATTTTACTGAGTCCCAACAACAAATGTTTGTTACATCTTTTTATTGTTACTTAAATTATAATCAGACCACCGATTTTGTAGTTGACTTAGATAATATATGGGAATGGCTTGGATTTAATCAAAAAGTTAAGGCAAAATCATTATTAGAACGACATTTTATTTTGGATACAGACTATAAAAACTTGCTTTCCCATGCGGGAAAGCAAGATGGAAACGGTCACGGAGGTCATAATAAAGAGGTCTTTATGTTAAATATAAAAACATTTAAATTATTATGCATAAAATCAGGAACAAAAAAAGCAGATGAAATACATGAATACTTTATAAAACTTGAAGAATTATTACATCAGGTTATCCAAGAAGAATCAGATGAATTAAAAAAACAATTAGAACAAAAAGGTAACCAAATACTTGATATTGAGAATCGCAACAAGGAAGCATATACCAAGCTACTCAAGGAAAAAGCTCAAGAACGACAAAGGGTTCTCCTACAAGAATACAATAAGGACATTTCAATTGTATACATTGTAAAGGTAAAAACATACGAAAACGGAGAATATATAGTAAAAATCGGAGAGAGTCGTCGCGGTATAACGGACCGGTTTGCCGAACATAAATCTAAATATGAAGAAGCGATATTGCTGGATTGTTTCGTAGTGAACCGCAGCAAGGATTTTGAGAGCTTTTTACATAGCCACGAACAAATTAAGCCAAATCAAGTGACAAATTTAGAGGGACATATTAACGAACGCGAACTATTTCGTATTGGACGAAATTTGACATATGCAATGATAACTAATATTGTAAAAAACAACAGCAAATATTTTGACGGGAATAGCATAGAACAACTCAAACTAGAAAATGAGAAGTTGCAGCTAATGACCGATCTAAATGGTACGAATGTCAGTGTATTTATCGCTGAATTACTCGCAACGAATAAGGCGATTCTGGAAAAGGTAACGGGACTTGAACGTTCCGTATCCGAACTATCCGACAAAATTTCACCAAAACCACCGACGAAAACGACCACCGGATTCAACACTCCGCTAGTTACATTAGGACCCAGACTACAAAAGATCAATCCGGAAACAATGCAATTAGTAAAGGTATACGAAACGGTTTCCGAATGCATGAACGAGAACCCAAGTATCAAACGACCGAGCATCAATAAAGCTGTCGCGGAGAACACCATCTACGAAGGATTCAGATGGCTGTTGGTTGACCGCGACCAAGATGCGAACGTATTGACAACCATAGAACAAACAAAGCCAATCCTGGATAAAAATCCAGGGTCCATCGCAAAACTAAACCAGGAACAAACAGAAATCCTCAACGTATACCTGGATAGAAAGACCGCGAGCATGGCGAATGGATATGAATCATCGGGAGCACTGGATGTACCAGTCAAACAATTCAAGATTACGAGAGGCCATTACTATTCATTATATGACGCATGTAGCGACGATCTGAAAAATGCGTTTGTCCTCAAGCACGGAGAACCGGTGTTATACAAGGACGGCGTAGGGGTATATGACACAGACAAAAAACTCGTACGCATATTCGCATGTAAGTATGATTGTATCCGAGGTCTAAAAATCAGCGACAAGACACTCGCCAAGGCACTGGATAAAAATATCGCATACAACAACCATTATTTCAAGATGATCGGCAGTAAATTACAAATCATCAATTGATATTATTTGCTTTTGTTGCAACAAATGCAAATAATATTGTAAATATAACATACCGAAATTCATATAGAAACACAATTCTACTATCAACCAAGAATGGCGACCAAATGCAATACGCAAAACGAATTATTATTGCAAAATCTGAAGACGTTCTATGAGAATCGCGACTATCTCACAAAGACAATCGCCATCATCAACGGCGAATCCAAGATCTCCCTCCGCATCGTGGACTGGTTCGTGACAAACTACGCGAAAAAGAATTTCACCGTATATGAACTCACGGACAGTTATGGAGAACCCCGCCGTTTCAAGGTATACAATGACTACAAACTCAAGCTGAAAGCCTACAGCAAAAAACGTTTTGATCCTTTTTGCAGGTGGGAGCGTATCAAGATCCCGTATGATGAAACAAAGTGCATGGAAACCACCATCGGACAATTGAATTTTTTCAAGTGGACGATAGAGAACCGGATCGTTGAGTTTATCGAGGCAAACTACGAGGATATAGAGAGCGATATGAACTCGCGCAACAGTACGTCCAAACGCAAGGACAGTGATGCAGATGGAAGCAAGACGCGGAAGAAGCGCGAAGAACTCTCCATTTCAGCATGCAAATGCATCAAGAAGGAAACTGTGAAGATCGTGGTAAAATTCAACCAGATGTAGGACAGACAAAAACAATTCTATACAATTGTTTTTATCTCGGTGTTAGTTAAGTATCATCGGTCGATTCACGGCACTGACCGATATGGGTTCGGGCAATATCAATGTCGGACGATCGATTATAGAGAGACTCTTCATTGGTTTGAGAACGGGGTGAATAACGGGGCGTGAATTCACTAAATCGCTGGATCCAATACCGAATAACATGGATTCAATGTCGCACGCATTGTTCGCCATTTCCGACCGTGAGGTTTTCGCCGGAAGAAGTCCGTCACCCGGGTGATACGAATTGATTGGGCGACCGAATTCATTCACGCGATAATCGGACCGAAAAGTATTACCGGCTTGTTCTAATTTATAATTTCCAGGAGCATTTTTATCACGAGTGGACGCCATATATATTACATTACGAGATTTTCTTATGGAGTTTTGTGTAATTATCTTTATTAACGACACCGTCTCGCATGAAATCCGCTAAACACGCGTGGAATAGGTCAAAATACTCGTAGGAGAATGCGATTGCCATTCCGATCTCTAGTTCGGTACTTAACATCTTAGCGGCGCCGACCAAATACAGGTCGCGGAATTCGATAACGTCCTTTGTCTTCTCGAAAATATAGTCTAGTCCGGCACTGACGGTCTTGTCGTCGTATATGAAATCATCGTCGCCATCATCCTCTACACTCATCCCGAAAACACGGCGCATACAGGTGCGATATTCATCGTCGTCGGAATATGCGATTTCGATGGAGTGGTCGTACATATGATTCTATAATATAGAAACATGTGTTTATATTTTTTTATCGCTTTTTGTTTTTGAGAGTTTGGAAACGACGCTTTTTGGATTTTCGACGGCGACTATTTCCTCCTCTCCTCAAGTCATCGTTTTTTTGTGAGGCTCTCGTGGTGTTGGGTTGCCGCCGTTGATCTCGGCCTGATTGCGCTAACTGTTGAGATTCATCTCTGACGAGTTGCTCCGGATTACCAGTTATTCCGGATATCATTCGGGAGTTGTTGATGGGTTGCGGATTAAATGATGATCCGAATTCCGACGGGTTGCCTTTTGGCCTTCTTCGTGTTTGAGGTCGAGCTTCACCTTCGCTGGATTGCTCCGAAGGTTGAGCTGCACTTGCGACGGATTTATTCGCAGATAAACTCGAATCGAATTCCGCTGACTGTGTATTCTGATTCTCGTCATCTGAACTCACATTAGCTTCGTAATTATAACCTGTATTACTATCTCTTCTACTTGACGTATTTAAAGGTCCGGACCTATTGCTACTTGGTGGTGTTTGAGATCCTGTAGCCGCTAGATATTCTGCTAGCTTTTTATCAATGTCCTTTTCTGATATAACAAGGTATTTATTTTCATCGGTGTCTTTAAATACCTTTTTTGGTTCAGGAAGGTCATTATCTTCATATTCATTTATAAACGGCTTCGCCCAATACTCTTTACCTTCTTGTTTTTTCCATCCATCTCTGATGCCACTATTATAATCAAATGTTATATAATAAGGGTCGTTATCATCTGGCTTTACAATATATGTATTCAACCTATGATCCTCAGAATCTTCACCCTCACCCTCAACATCTCCGATTCGTTCATACAAATATATATAACCAAGCCGCATTTCCTCAGATGGTATTCCTGAGAGTTCTTTTGCCGAACTATCATCAAATAACATCCATTTGCCATTGTTATACCAATAGTATGTATAATGACCTCCTCCCGTATCGCCACCATGTGATATAAACCCGCGCATCTTATATTCAATTTGTTTTGAGCTTCGATCCGTTGGATTCGCTTGTACTGTTATTGTTTCCTTTACATCTATTGGAACATCTTGTTTTGCACCCGTATATGATTTTACTTCTTTTGTGGGGTTGTTCTCTAACGCACTCTTATTTTCCGCATCCTTTGCATTAAAGGCATCCGTATCAAAATTCATCCGTTTGGCAACCATATACAAGTATTTGTTTGACTCTGGTATCACATTGTAAGTAGTGAAAATGTGACCCGTGGCGTTGGCACTATTTGTTTGTTCTCCTTGATGTTCCGATATCATATTTTCATGTAATAAATCATCAATATTATATTCATCAAGCTCTGGATTTAAAGTAAGTACAATCGTTAGTTTATCTTTCATATCTGCTGTGATAGATGTTAGTGTGGTGGTGTCTAGATCTAGCTTTTTTTCCTTTATTTTAAATGTACTTAACGCGCTCTTATCATTATCAATAAAAACGTCCAATATGGCCTTTTGAATATAATCACCCGCATCTTGTTGTTCTGTTCCGGTAATACAAGATGTGTTCGCGCCCGGATCTATTACTCCTTCTAACATCGCAAACGCCCGTTTAATTGGCTCTACACCCTCCGTTTTATCATTCGTAGCATCAGCTATAAAGTTATAAAATTCGGGTACATGATAGAACATTTGTAAGGCTGCGTTTAAATAACAATGGTTTTCAGCGGATTCTTTAAACCCTATAAGCGTATCATATCCTGTTAATTTCGGAAGGTCTCCGCCGCTCGCCGGAGATGTTATTTGTTTTGGTTTTAATGTTATAGATTTACTCTCTACAGGAGGAACATTTGGACTCGAACCAGGAACAAGAGTAGTACCACTCGAACTAGGAACAAGAATAGTACCACTCGAACTCGAACTCGAAGACCTCGGATTCGTAACCGCATCAACAAACGTCTTAATTTCCCCATAAATCCTTGCTTTCTCTCTTTCATCAGGCGCCGTTGTCCCGTATTGCTTAGCGAGTCCCTGGATTTGAACTCTCATCGCTTTAATATCCGCATCCGATATACCTGCACTCATTTATAATATATATATATTTTATAAATGTTTATTTCTTGCTAAACGTGACCTCCTCGCGCGAGGATTGCCCGCCGCGCACCCAACCAGAAAGCGCAGCCTCTTCAACGGAAAACGCCGCATTGGTAACACGATCCTTCAGACTCGACACCATAGGAAAGTCCGTATGGACGGTGTATGGCTTATCCATGATGGTAGAGACACTCTTCTTATCTGTCGCCAGCTGACCCTGCTGGAGACGAGATTCCAACACAGGATCGCTCGCACCCCTCCCTAAATACGGAACAGTGGCAAACGGGCGTTGGATAAGCTGCAACTTTTCGAATGCGCGTTGTTGGTCCGCCTTAATGAGAAGGAGCGAGTCATAATCGACAACCGACCCGGGCAGTCCACCCACGGTTCCCCTAAAATTAATCTTGGGATTGAGGGTGGCAAATTTCACGTGGTCGTCGGACTTGGAACTACCGAATTGGTTATCTAACATGTACGTCGCATACTTGGTATTGGATTCATTGCGACGGGAACTGTCGAATCCCAGACGGTCCATAACATTGAATATAGTGGATGTCATATATTATACTGTAATATAATATTTGCCTTTGCTAAGTATTTTTTCGTGATTAATTCGTGTGGCGAGGTAAATTGCGCGCACAAGAGAACAAATTACCCTCCTTGCACGACGTCATAGAACCATAACAGAAATCGGCGAATCCGGTCTGATCGTTAACGACGGTTGTCGACGGATTCGACGTAAATTGCCGGAGGGATTGTTCGAACACGTATTGTTCTCCTAAATCCTTAAATAATTTGTCAGATATGTCAGGCTGATCGGGGTTCAGTTCTTTCACTAAGGTCTTCGCCTTATCCAGAATCTTCTCATTTACGCTTTCGTTGAAAGCAGGCGGGGCAGGCTTCTTATGCGGATTGTATTCATAATCGGTTACAAGCGCATTTCCAAACGGATTCGAGGAATCGGGTTGTTCGAATACATTGACATCTCGGAGAACAGAAGCGCTCTTTAAGACGGCATCCGCTTGGTTCTCGAACTTCTCCTCAATAACATTCGCCGTCTTCGCGTGTTCTCTCTGCATATTCAAATGATACAAGTAAATAGAAAGTAATGTCAACATCGATACGATCAACACACGGATGCTCTGCGTCAATATGAATCCGACAATACATAATACGACAACGCCACGGGAGATCGCATTCAACTTTTGTTCGTGAGTCATGCCCTCCACTGGGAAAAACTCGAATATGAAATCGGTTTGTAATATTACATTTGGATTGTCTCCCCAGAAGGGTATTTTCTTCTCTTCAGTCGACATATATATATACTCACGATTTAAAAAAAACGCTAAATCTCCTTCTTGATACATTTGTTATCTATCTGGAAAGTCTCACACTGTTCGTTTTGTGGTACAATCTTGAGAACACACTTCGCCTTTTCACCTTCGTATAATGGCTCCACGCACCCTTTCTCCACCGGTTTTACTTCTACGGTTTTAGTACATCTTGACCTAAAATGCTCGTAACGTTCTCTCACCATGTCGTATGTCAATCCGGAACGTTTATTTAGCATAGTATTAATCAGTTCATGTAAATCGTATACATAGGTAGAGAACGTGAGTCGCGATTCCATTTGTTTCATCCTGATCGGCAACTTCTTTAAATTCATTCGAAAATTATTCCTACATTTACCACAAGGCAACGTCCAGCGTAAACTGAGAATGAAATCACGATAACGGTGTTTATCCTCAACCGTCGGATTTACAGGATAGTTGAAACTCATGGTATGTAGATAATGCCACATGCTAGGCCCCCAAACACTCGTAAGCATTCCGTCATTGCTATTGTATTCTGAATCGGAATATACGCGCTTTTTTCTCGTCTTCCTCATATTTATATATAGGGAGAATAGTTTAGTTGTGTGAAATTTTATATATTGTAAAAATATATACAATAATGTCGAAGATCGTCGATGCCATCCTAAACCAAGTTAGACCATACTTCTGGATAATAATGGTTCTCGTATTATTCGTTATCTTCTCACTTGCGGGTTACTATGGATATCAAAGGTATATGAAAGATACTGCGTCGAAGTCGAAGTTTGTCGACGTTGCAAACGCAGATCGCATAAATAAAACCGCGACAGTAATGATGTTCTTTGTGGATTGGTGCCCTCATTGCAAAACTGCGAAACCTGAATGGGATGAGTTCCAGAAATCACATGAAGGTACCCAGGTGAATGGATACAAGTTAAAGTGCGTCGCTATAAACTGCACGGAAGATAGCCCCGGAAACTATAAGGGCGAAGATATCACATCAGAGTCGGCGAACACAGCGAGCTTAATTAAGAAATACAATATTCAGTCGTATCCCACAATCAAATTAGTAATTGACGGCGGCGAGACGATTGAATTCGATTCCAAGATCACGAAACAGTCGCTGAGTACATTCGTGAATACTGTAATCCCGGCTTGAATATAATCTTCATTTATTATATAAATAAAGATGACGTCAGTTGTAATTGGCGAGGGTGCATATGGATGCGTCCACAAGCCAAGTTTAAAATGTAAGGATGCGCCGGACATGTCATATGAGGGCAAGCTATCCAAAGCAATGGATGTCAGACATGCGACAGTGGAATTAAAAGAATACGATGTGATTGATGCGGCAGACAAAGAACTCCGATATCATCTAGGTAAACCGGAAGTATGTTCTCCGAAAAAAGATGCCACGACCATTCGCGCGATAGATAAATGTAAATACATAAAGAGTAAGGATATAGCGAACATTAAATTGCTTATAATGAAGGACGGAGGTTTGAATTTAGCTGATTATTTGTATGACATTAAAGACAGAACTGTAGAAGAAATCGAGATGTTTTTGATCGAATTACACCGCGTGATTCTGGGTGTGAAGGTTCTAAATGACAATGGTATAGTACACCATGATTTGAAACCGCAAAATATCGTGTATAATCCTGCGGAAGAGCGGATGAATTTCATTGATTTCGGTCATATGACGATGGTAGAGTCATTAAAAAACAAGAGTATCCAATCTAGTAATTCACATGCGGTTCCTCATTGGTCGTTCCCTCTAGAAATGATTTTCCAAAACAAGAAGAATTATATAAAATTCGCAAGAAATAAGCCCGATGATAGATCCCAAGTGTTTCCTCAAATGTGGGCGAGCATAAAGGAACACGTGATTGTATTTATGGCATACATAACAAATGGCATACCGAAAGAAGGGGCAACAGAAATGTACGCATATATAAAGCAAAATTACTACGATTTTTTTGTAAATGATATTACACCAGAAAACTACGATGAATTTTTGCTTAAATCTATAAATACAACGGATGTATACGGTTTGGGGTTCACAATATTACATATTCTTGGGCCGATTCAGCATATTTTACATCCATTGGTATACGAAACGCTAACAAATCTTTGTTTGAATGCGATAAATCCGAGAGTATCAGATCGCTGTGACGCCGATTTCTTCTTGCAGGCATATGAGTCTATATTGACAGATAGCGGAATATTGAGGAGACACGGGTTACATATGTCGCACCATGATATCTTACCGATGGCGAGCATCGCGCCTGAAATAGAAAAGGGTGAGGAAACGCCCGATTCGCAAATACCATTTGCCATGGCGGAATCTCTGACGCCATGCGAACAATCCGGAAAAGAACGGAATCCGAAGACTAGGCGTTGTGTGAAAAAATGCAAGGATGGGTATGTTAGAAACGCGAACTTCAATTGTACGCAGCTTAAATTATGTCCGGTCCAGAAAGAGATGAATCCCAAGACTAGGAGATGTGTCGCAAAGTGCAAGGATGGTTATGTTCGCAATGCGGACTTCCGGTGCACCAGAAGAGTTGCGGTTGCGGGGGCTGCCGCCCTCCCCGGCTTCACCAACCGCACATCCCCCCGCTTCGGGTAACAGCTAACGAAATTATACATCTTGCGGGAGCAGCAAATCGGATGTAGGCATTTGTAACTGGGGGCGTGCGGTCGGCGAAGCCGGTTGGGTCTGCCCCCGCATCCGCATAAAATCGTTAAAAACCGTAACACCTAGTTCTATGTTAGTTTCGCGATCTTCTCTGGATGACGCCAATGAAAGCATGTTCTCTATAGTCGTATGGTCTCCATTCAACAATATCTCATTTTGGATAAGTCCGGACTCGTATCCGTTCAGCAGTGCAACGACATTTTTCAAAATAATCAACAAGTAATCAAACAGCGACGATTTTTCGCTCACGAGTTCCGTCCCATCAAAGAATTTCTTTATGCCAAATATTGTATTCGGCGCATTTCCAGCTTCTATACACGCTTTCATTGGGTAGCTACACATAACACCTCCATCGACATAACACTCGCCATTCTTGATGAGTGGTGCGAATATGATAGGTAATGTGGATGATGCATATACCGCGTCAATTACACGCCAGTCTGGATGTGTATGATGCGACATCTTACATAATTTGAATGTATTGAGTTCTGTTGCGAAGAAATACAAATCAATTCCATTTATATCATAGAACTCTTTCAGCGTGATTCCGATGGGAATATCTTTACCAGCTAATAGCGGACCCAGCATTTTCTCCATCACATCGATTCCGAATATACCGCGTGTTTCGAATGCTTGTAAGATTGTATATATATCGACTTTAAACACGTTCTGCCATGGGCGGTTTATAAAGTATGTGTCGATCGTATCCCAGTCATAATCCAGACATAAAATAACGGAAAGGAAGGTTCCTACAGAAGTACCATACATCGACCGTATATCTTTTATATTCCAAAAACCTTGTTTGGCTGCTTCTCGGAGAACACCGTAAAAAGTAAATCCAGTCTGACCCCCGCCAGATATAACTATATGCTGGATCTTAGTTTCGTCTTCCATGGTATAATTATACCGTAAAAAACTTTTTATGTATTTTATTATATAAATCCAATATAATAAAAATGTCATCTATATTCTTATTCGATCACGATAAAGCCGCGAATAGCAAAATCAATATTGATGATCTATATGAAAAACGTCAAAACCGCGACTTGAAGCAACTGTCTATATTCAATAAAATATTGAAT